TCAAATTACGAAGCAACAAAATACGATTTTTCAGGAGCAAACCTTACAGGTATCGAAGGAATTCCTACAGCAACTATTGTGCCGTGGTCTTCTGCATCAGTGCCAACAGGTTTTCTAGAATGTAATGGTCAAGCAGTTTCAAGATCAACTTACTCTGCATTATTTGCAATCGTAGCTACAACTTACGGAACTGGAGATGGTTCTTCTACTTTTAATGTACCTGACCTTCAAGATAACGTTGCAATGGGTAAATCTGGAACTAAAGCTTTGGCATCAACTGGTGGAGCAAATACTGTAGCAAACACAGGTAGTGTTGGAACTAACATTAACGTTACAGGTAATGTAGGTGGTAATACAGCTAACGCTACTTTATCAACAGCACAAATGCCTTCTCACTCACACATTCAAAAAAATTCTCCTGGTCAAGGTAACCCTTCTAGTGGTGCTTTTTTAAGACAAAATTATGCTGGTGCAACACAAAACAATACCAATGTAAGCACACATACTGATGGTTCAGGGACTGGTCACTCTCACACTATGAGTGCAACTTTTACTGGTAGTGGAAATGCTTCAAGTACTTTTACTGGATCATCAAATTCAGTTTTACAACCTTATTTAACAATTATTTATATAATTAAAACTTAGGAGAAAAAATGGCAACTAACGCAAATTGGACAGTAGTAATGGATGACAAGATGATTATGAATCATGGAGTTAAAAATGAAAATGATCAACCGACATCATATAAAATTTTAGATGATGATGCTTTTTGGAATCAAGCTAAATTTTCAAATATTTGGGCTATCCAATATGGTACTTCTGTTTCATCTGATGAGGTAGAGCATCGGGACGATACTTCTCACTGTAGTTTTGCAGAAGCAAACTTAGGTGATTTTTCAGATTTTACTTCTAGATGGGATTCAGCTCATTTAGCTCAATTACAATCTAATTGGGATAATGACAATGTTGATGATGAAACTGAGGCTGAAAAAATTTCTAGATTAGGTGCAAGACCTACTTCATATTCTTCATAGTATTAAAAGAAATTATTAATCTTTGTTCTTCTGTTTTTAAACTTTTTACTTGATGAGGAATCAGTGAAGGAAACATTATTAAAGTATTTTTTTTAAACTTATGATAATACGGACGAAATAAACTGTCATAAAAAACAGTTGGACTAGGTTTTACTCCATCTATATAAATTATTCCAGAATAAATTGATCCATAATGATTATGAATATCATGTTTATTAGTGCTGCCATATAATTGAGCCCAATTATTAGTTAATAATAAATTATCTTTATCTAAAATATCTGTAACTTGTTTTTTTAAATTTTTTAATATGGGAAAATTTAAAATATTTAATTTATTATATGTAGTTTTTTGATAGTCGGTATTTATATCCTTAAGTAAAATTAAAATTTGATTAATTTCATTTCTGTTTATTTTTATTTTATATTCATAAAACAAATGTTCATATGAGAAAGGATCAAACTTTTTCATTTTATGGTCTTAAACGCAACCAAGAAGTTAAGATGTATTTTTTACCCGATAGTGGTGGGTTACCTCTATGTAGATATGGAAAACCAGCTGGCCATATAGCTATTCTACCAGTTTTAGGTTTAACTCTTGTAGCTTGATGTAAAAATTCTGTTTCTCCTCCTTCTTCAATATCATTTAAATATACTGAAAAAACAAAAGCCCTACATTCATTTTCAAAACCTAAGTTATGTTCAAGATGCCAAATGTGATAACCTTCAGTTGGAAGTGTCTTTTGAATTTTTAAAATTGTGTAATGAAAATCAGCTTGGTAAGCTTCATTAGCTCCTACAGTGGCTGCATAATGTTTCCAAGCTAAATCAAAATTAACTATTAATGATTTTAAGTCTTCATGCCAAACTTCTACGTTAGTTCCATTACAAAAAAGATGTTTATCTTGTTTGTATTTAAGATCTATCTTTTCCATTTCTAATCTAGTAAAAGTGTGTCTTAATTTTTCTTGACTATCAAATATATCAATAGCTTTTTTACATTCTTCTTCACTAATATAACCATCATATATACCTATAAAATTATTTATATTTGCTGTTTTTTCCATTATAATCTCTCTTTCATATTTTAAATAAGTAATATATAACCATTTATATGCTACAAAAATTAAATTTCAAGCCTGGTTTTAATAAACAAGATACAGAATCTGGTGCCGAAGGGCAGTGGACAGATGGAGACTTTGTTAGATTTAGATATGGATTACCTGAAAAAATAGGTGGTTGGTCTCAACTTACAGCAGCATCTAAAACTTTACCAGGAGCAGCTAGAAAACAACACGCTTTTACTTCTTTTGCTGGGGAAAAATATGCTGCTATTGGAACCTCTCAAGGTTTGTTTTTATATTACGGTAATGACTTTTTTGATATTACACCATTAGATACAGCTATTACAGGATGTACATTGACAACTGTTAATGGTTCAAATGTTTTACAAGTTAATAAAGGATCACATGGTTTAAAAGTTGGAAGATATGTAACATTATCTGGAGTAACTGTTACAGGAGCATCAGATTTTACAGCTTCAGAATTACAGGTGGTTTATGAAATTTTAACAGTTGCAACTGTAGATAAATTTACTGTGCAAGCTGTAAGAGCTGAGGGAGGAACTGGTATGACTGCAGCAGGTGCAGCGACTGTTAATCCTTATGTTGAAGTTGGACCAACAACTCAAACAAGTGGTTATGGTTGGGGAACTTATTTATGGGGAGATTCTACTTGGGGAACGGAACGAACAATAAGTGACGTGACTCTGGATGCAGGAACCTGGAGTCTTGATAACTTTGGTGAAGTTTTAGTTGCTACAATATTTAATGGTAAAACTTTTACATGGAATGCTGGAGCATCAAGCCCTAGAGGAATAAGAGCTTCACAATCAACAACAAACTTTCCAACTACTGCAAACCCTACAGCTACTAGACTTTCTATTGTATCAGATAGAGATAGACACTTATTTCACATGGGTACAGAAACAACTATAGGTGATCCCTCAACACAAGACCCTATGTTTGTAAGATTTTCAAATCAAGAAGATTTAAATACATATGCTCCCACAGCTACTAATACTGCAGGGACTTTTAGATTAGATACTGGTAATGAAATTAGAGCAGCTATACAAGGTAAAGATTATATCTTTGTATCAACTGATCTTGCAGCTTATGTAATTCAATTTGTTGGTCCACCTTTTACTTTTTCCGTTAGACAAGTAGGTACCAACTGTGGATGTATTGGTCAACACGCTATATCTTATGCAAACGGTGCTGTATGGTGGATGTCAGCAGAAGGTGGTTTTTTTGTTTATGATGGTACAGTCAAATCATTGCCATCACTTGTAGAAGATTTTGTATTTAGCACAGATGGAAATAATTTAGGTATTAACTTAAATTCAAGGGATGTTATTTATTCTTCTCCTAATTCTTTATACACAGAAATAAATTGGTTTTATCCAAAAGATGGATCTGATCAAGTTGATAGATGTGTAACTTATAATTATTCAGAAAATGTTTGGACAACTTCATCTTTGGATAGAACTACATATCAAGATCAAGGAGTATTCAATGCTCCTTATGCAACTGATTATGTAAATACAGGAACACCTGTATTTCCAGATATATTAGGTATTACAAACAAATATGGAGCTAGTATTTACTATGCTCATGAAGTAGGAACCGATCAAGTAAACAGTACAGGTACAACTTCTATAGATGCTTTTATTAGGTCTGGAGATTGGGATATTACTTCACGTAAGAGCGCCTTGGGTCAGGCAACAGGGGTTGCTGATTACAGAGGTGATGGAGAATTCTTTATGTCAGTTAAACGATTTATACCTGATTTTAAATACCAAACAGGTAATGCTCAAGTTACTTTATTTGTAAGTAGTTATCCAGATGATGTAGCTGTTAGCTCACCACTTGGCCCCTTTACAATAACCTCTACTACTGATAAGGTAGATACAAGAGCTAGAGGCAGATTAGTTTCTGTACAAATAGCTAACACAGCAGTAGGTGAGTCATGGAGATATGGCACACTTAGATTAGATGCACAACCAGATGGACGAAGATAATGTCAATAGATAAAAGAATAACTCATAGAAGAAATTTTGCTGGTGGTGCTGATATGGGTACCGTTGATGCTAAAGATGCAAGTGGTAATGTTACAAGATCAGCTAATACAAAAATTTCGGGCGGCTATCAAGGTGGAACTCCGGGCGGCTCTGGTCAGGGTAATCCTAATAGAGATGATAATAGACCTGTTAATTATGAAAGAGGCCGAAGACAATTTATACAAAAATTAAATAATGATAATGCCATAAGAGCAAATCAAACAGGAACAAAATTTAAATCTTATAAAGATCCAGGGAGAAATCAAAGTGGCGGATTTGGCTTACAAAATCTTATTGGTCTTGCTTTAGGTATTCCAATGCCTGGTATGTTTAAGTCGTTTAGATCTGGTATTACTTCTTTAAATGATAAACTTGGGGACTTTAGAGAAAAGACTACAGGTTATAGAACTCAAGAAGAATATGATAATGCTAGACAACAAAGAATTAATCTTAAAAGAATTAATACAATACAAAATACATTAAACAGAAAATATTCTGATGGAGATTACAGTAATACTGATTTAGATGAAAGACTTGCTGCTTTAAAATCACAAATGGGAATTGTTCCTAACACTGCAGAACAAAATGCACAACAGTTTCTTGATTTTGGTAATGAGCTTGCAGAAAATACTCAACAAACAATATTTCCCGCTCCTACTATTGAACCTAATGCTCAAGGGTATCTTTACCCAACTGAAGGTATTGCAGGAGTTCAATTTCCTGAACAAACTTCAGGAGTTCAATTTCCTGAACAAACTTCAAAAGCTGAAATAGAGTCAGCACTTGGACCAGGCTTTCGTCCGAGTAGAGATAATCTGTTCGAACAAGTTTTTCCACAACGACAACTATATCCGTTCGCAGATTACTAATGGCTAAAATAACTAATTACATACCTGAACCAAAAGAAGAATATGATGTAGATAATCAAAGACAGATTATGGAGTCTTTGAATACAATGAAACAACAA